CTATCCCCATCTACGGGGTTGATTTCAGTGATTTTCCAAAAACAGGTGTCACAGAAATTTTTAACTTCTTGTTGGCAGTTGTGTTCACAGTTTCCCGAGAACGTGAAACAGTTATCTTTACATGACATAATTAATACCCTCCATTTAAGTTAATGTTATATTTGTTCCGTTAGTTATAGATACATTACCAACTACTACTAAAGGCGTAACCGTTGTTGGAATGTTCAACAACCCCGAAGCGTCTACAACACCCGTATATGATTGAATACTATAACTATAAGTGTGTCTATATATGGTAGAATTATATTCTAGGTCAACATTAAACCTGTTAGGGAAAGAAACTCCCGTAATAAATCTAAAATTCTTGTTAGCATAACTTAACGGTAGTAGAATGTTTGTGTTAGAAATTGTTACACCTATACCGTCATAATTTTGTGCTGAAGGAGTGCTAACAGTGTTAGAAACAAAAGTAAAGGGGTCAAGATATACCGTAGTACCATCAAATCTAATTGTGCATAGCAATCTACCAGTAAAAGAAACCTGTAATTGTGACCCTAAATATAAATTAAAAGAGGTAATAACAGCACACACACCAAACGGGGAATTAACTGTCATACTATATGTATTAGTATTTACACCCACAAGTCCACTACCATCTACACCATTTAACGGGTTTGATATAGTTTTTATTAAAGAGTTGAAATTTTTATCATTAAATAGATTATAATCATGGTGTAAAGTCATAGAATTGTTACCATAGTCTTCATAAACCCCGTTAACAAAATAGGAGTAAGTTGAGTAGTAACCAAATAATTTAGGGGTGTCAGCTATAGTTGGGTAATTAGTTATAGAATAAAATCTTATAGTCGGGGAACCGTTATATGTATTGTCCGATAATGTTAACTTAAACCCTGTATATCTATCTAACGCTATCAAACTATAAAGATTATTATAGTTAGCACAATAAAACCATAATTCTCCATCTAATTCATAATAAACACCCTTTTCACTATAATTATTTGATACAATATGGTATGTTTTGATTGAACCACCACCACCAACATTAACAATTGTTTTATTTGTTATCAACAATTTATTAGGGTCTGCCACATCTTGCAATAAATGGAATGTGAACACACCAGCATCTTCAAACGTTACGAACGCATTTTGATAGTTAAAACAACTAACAATAGGGGTGTCAGTGTGGATATAGAAATAATTTCCACCTGTAGCAAGAAGTTTTACTTGATTCATGAGGTAATAAATTGTTGCAGTATTAGGGTAGTATATAGCTTTTCCTACTTCGTAATCGCCCTGTTCGTCAAGAATACGTAAAAGTTGATAATCGGGGGCAGTTTTCATTAACTCTAAAATATCGTTATGATTTTGTTGTGCAATATTATAAACAACCAACAAATCTTCTGCAATATCAGGGAACGGTAAAGATGGATCAATTGTTCCCATTACAGTTTCAATGGTTTGTAGGCGTGAATTTTGTGTGATTTGTTCTGTTTTAATGTTTGAAACATCTGTTGTGTTAGCTAAAATTTTACCGTCTTGTAGAGATTGAGATGCGTTGAACGTTGTAGTTAGAACGTAATTATCGAGTTTTGTATTTAGGTCTGTTACTGCTTGTGTTAGATTATTTTCTACGTTGGTAACACGGGTATCGTTAGAGGTTTTGTAGTTGTTAAAATTAGATATCTCTGTTTGTAATTGTGTGTCCATAGCACTAATCTTTTGTGTATTTGCGTCAATAATCGTTTGCATATTAGCAATAAGTTGAATCACTGTATCTAAATCTAGTGCGTCAATTTGTTCTTGAATAACTTTCAATTTTGCATCAATATCCTTACGGAATTTACATAGTTCTTCATCAAGTGCTTTTTCTTGCACTTCAAAACTATCAGCTACGTGGCACTTGATAAATTTTTCTAGTTCACACCCTAGTTCACGGAATAAATTGAATAACTCGTTGTCACGCACAATCACGTGTTCACTAAGTTTTTCAATGTCGTGGGTTAACCTGTAAAGGATCTCCATGTAACTAAGCGATTCATCGTACGACAAAGGTTGAGTTGCGAAGCTTCTCCATAACGGTTGTCCACCGAAGAATAGATTTCTCATTTAGCACCCTCCTGTATTGTTCCACATACCACAACGACCAATACTACAATCTTGTAGTGCGTCAATCAAGTTAAAAAAGTGTCTTAGGTTGCCACAACTTCTGTGACTATGTCGGTTAGGTATTTCACAACAACATCTACAATCACATTTAGGTTTAGGGGGTGGGCAAGGGTGTGGGTGTGGGTGGCAATCATGTTCGATACCACCATCAATCTGATAAGTTTGAACCACACCGTGACAATTTTTTTGTCCTACATATCTAACTCTTGGGATCCGTTGTACGTGGAAATAATTACTTCCGTGTAAACGTTCTAAATCTTTTGTTGTAACTCTTCCAATTCTGTGTCTATGACAACTCATGTTGCACCTCCTGTAGAACAAACTTTTTTACATTTTTCAGATAGTAATTCGATTGTGATTCTAGTTTGTGTGATATTAGGATCTGTGGGTTTATCTTTTACCGTTCTTGTAAAACCGATTAGATTAGCAGAAGCAATCTCATCATTAAACCCTGCTACTTCATTCATAAAACTAACGTTTGAATAGTCTGCCATTTGTTACTCTCCTTTCTACCATATTTGCATAAATAAAGTGTCTAATTCTGCTATGATGTCCATGTCGATGTTTACGAATGTGTCACGATATTCCATAAGCATTTCCGATTGTGTTCTTCCTGAGAAACCTATTACATCGTTTACATATTTACTTATTGTAGTGTTTCCTGTAACACTGTGGTTATTTGTGATAGCTTCGCCTACGGTCGAACTTGTTTGTGTGTCTTCGGAGTGTGCTTTACTTGTTGATGATACCCATTCATCGGAGTATATATCTTCTAATTTTGATTGTGGAGTGTCGGACGCTTGCGTTCTGTTATCGGTTTCTCCTTTCCGTTCGCCTGTAGCAGTAGATTGCACAACAGTTTTAGCGTCATTACTTCCACCCGATTCTACGCCAGCGTTTGCTACGGTTTTAATGTCATTATTTACTAAAGGTTCTGTCACTAGTTTTTCTGATTGATAGAGTTGGTTATAATATGGCATTATTTCGTGCATTTTTCGTCTTAGGTATGTATTGAATAGTGCAGGTGTTTCAAACCCGATTTCTCTAAAGTAATAATGGTGAAGTATTTTCTCGTTTAAGATAGGTCTATGACATTCGTCGTAGATAGGGTAATCGTTTAAAGCTAAAGGGAATTTATTTTCTACAAGAGTTTTAATCATAGTTGTATATTTAGCCATAAATTTTTACTCCTTTCCTGACCCGTGGGCGTCGTCCATTGTGCCATCAAGATGTAGTTGACCTGCAGGCATACGAATGCTATCGGTTATATTGAATAATTCTCTCTCCTCTACTTCGATGTTAGTTCCGAATAATTGGTTTATTTTTTCAGCAGCCTGTTGGCGCATAATTAAACTTGTATTTCTATTAAGAAGAATAAAATCATTATTAGAGTCGACTTCTGCTTGTAATACCCGTTCTTTTTTATCTATGAGATTGTTATTGACTCCTAAGTAGGTAAGTGCTTCCGAGAAATAATAGTTCTTTAAGTCTGCTAATTTATCGAACACTACAGGGGCATCTGTTTTTAGCACTTGTAATGAGTTAGGATCAAGACCGTTATACCCGAATATTACAGGTTCGTTACCCTCGTATTGTGCGTAGATGTTTTTGAGAGAAAGTTTTTGCGTTTCATCACATAGAACTAGTATAGGTGTTTTCTGTGCGTTAACGTTTGTGTCTATCGCCATTGAAATGTTCCATATACGGTCTGTGAAAATACATATAGCATTATGTTTTGTTTCTCTTAGGAAGTTATCCCATATACATATTGCGTCAACATTGTTTATTTTAGGTGCTGAATACCTACCATTTGAAGAGTATACACGTATTTCTGTTGGGTTATGTTGATGGTCTATGATACCTTGATAGGTAAATGGTAGAACCATATCTCCCATAGCTATGTCATTGAAGAACGCACAAGATCCTAATTCAAATAGTATGAGTTCAACATATCTTGGGTCTATCGTGTCGGGTAAATTTTTCCACTCAAACATGTTTATAGCTATAGACTTTAACAGGTTATAATAAAATATCCATGTGGAAGAGTTTCTGTCAGCTATAGAACTGAAATGGTTTAAACTGTGGTTACGTCCACCCATTCGATGCTTGTTTCTAGGTCTATTTCGTTTTCTACTCACGTTACTCCTTTCCTATACATCGGGGTTAGAAAAATCTGTTAAAGGTATCATATTTTTCCACAGTCTAACACCTTGATTGTATATACTGTCTAACTCGTGTATAACGTGTAAAGGTACATCAATATCGTTCTTGGGTTTTACGGTTCTGCCACTTGTTTGTATAAATTCAAACATTTTTCTAGATTTAAATACAGGTTTTTTGAACTTATTAGCTTGAACCCCGAATAGGTTTATATAGTCATTAGAACGTTTTATAAATTCTGAATTTATTGTTTTCCATGTTATAAATACTCCGTCTAGTTCCCACTGATATGTAAATATTTCTCCACCTTGATGACCCTCTACGGATGGGGGTGAAAACATTAAGTCTCTTTTAGCGCCTTTTAGCTGATTGATTGTGTTATCTTTATTTAACCTGTTCATATACTCTGACATTGCTTTATCACGTATGGAAGAAGTTATATCTAGTAAAGATGTTCCGATACCGAATAGAGAATTGCTACTCGGTCTGCCAGCAAATTTTTGCGCTGATGGATCCCCAAGAGAACTTAGTGCTTGTAAAGCTTTATTTGAACTGCCAGAGAGTCCCGGGGCAACCTCGTTTGAGAATAATGAGAATGCAGATGTTAAAGCGTTTTGAAATAGTCCGTATGTGTTATATGTTTCTGCTTGTTCAAAGTCCCATTGTATTTTAGTGTTTGTAGCGTTGTAATTCATGTTTGCACGAATTTTTGAATATTTAAAATCTTGTGAACGTGACGCATAGTTTAATAATCCTTGATTGATTGCGATGTCAAAAGTTGGGAAATTTTCATATAGTAAGAAGTTGTCATAAAAATCGCCTTGAACAATTGTACCGTCTTTTAGAGTGTAGGTGTTATCCACAGACCCGTATTTGTCTACATTGTAGTTTTCAGGGAATATTATAATTCTAGGCATTGTCTCAAAATTTACTAACATTCTTAGAGTTATGTCTTTACCCTCTAATAAAGCCGGGTTTAATATCATTTGTTGCCCTGTATTTGTAGAGAGTTCTATCCATGAATATGGTAAACTGTATAACTTCTCATTTTCAAAATTAGGGAACCCCGATTTCCAATCGGGTATAGAAATGGTATGTGTGGTAAGTATAAACTCGGGTTCTGTAACTTGCAAGAATGTCATACCTTTACCGTTGTTGATTGTTATTGCTGTTGTACCGTCAAGAAGAACGTCCATGAACGGTTCTACAGGTAAGATTGTAAGTGTAGCAATACATTGTCCTATCCATGGGTAAGGCGCAAGATTTTCTAAGAATGTTTTTAACGTTTCTGTGTAGTAAGGGAATATGTAATAATTATAAGCAGTGGGCATACCTAAAACAGATCCTCCCGAAGCGCCAACAATTATCGGGTCGGTTTCTGTTCCGAAGTCTGCTGAGAGGTCGCAAGTTGTTGATATTAACATGTAACCGTATTCAAACGGGTGACGAATTCTTTTTCTTGATACAGGGTTAGAACCTAAATCAAAGTTTTCAGGTATTAAAATATTTTCTTTAGATGAACGTTTTATAGTTTCTCTAGCTACGTAAGTTTCCTCTATAAACTCAACGTCAAATTGCCATGTTTGAAAATTGTCTATATTGTATGATATTGCAGTAACAGTGTCAGACACGTAAGAAACAGACGTGATATTGAAATAGAAACGTTTATCTCCTGTGTACTGTTCATTCATGAAATACCCGTAGTTGTATCTATACACAGATTCGTAGGGGGCAGATATTTTTATAGTTTGTGAAAAATCACGCATAAAAGAAAACGTAGAATCACTCCACGATATGCGTTGGTCAAAAAAAGAATTTTGTTCTTCTATCGAGTTAAAAATAATTTGATTAGCACCGTCATATAAACCTATGTCATGAAATAGTGCTACCTTCGATTTTCTATCTATACCACAACCCATAGGAACTCCTTATAGTTAGTGTGGGGCATTTACGCCCCACTATTTTTAAAGTAATGGTGGTTCGGATAACATTAGATATTGCGCACCCGAGATTTTTACGTTGAAATGTTGTTCTTCGCCGTCAAAATCGTTGAACGGAATAGTGTCCATTACAAGAAGTCTTAACCCGTTAGCATCAACTTCATAAAAGAAAACGCCCCAATCATGTGTTAACGGTGGAGTTTTAGCGTTCAAAAAAACTAATCCTATGTCTGTTAATGAACTACCTTGATACAATTCAATTTCAGGGAATAATGATGGTGGGAAAAGGTTAGCATTCGGGTCGAGTTGTTGTGGTTGTATTGATGGGTCATAATCGTGTGGGACATCGTAATATTCAAGATTCCAATATAGGTTATAATGTACACCACTATTTGCTATTGAACATTTGAAGAAAGCTTTATATCCCGTATCTATGAAGTTTTCTATCCATTGTGAACCATCCCAATCCCATTGAAGTTCACCGATTGGTATACCAACTATTTCTTCGTGAACTGTAACAGGAATATCAGTAGAACCTATTTCAGCTAATATTTTATGAAATATAGGTTCTGTAACCCTACCCGATTCTTTGTATTGTTGAATTAATGTCTTCATATAGGGTTCCTCCTATTCATTCACGAATATCGCTACGTTACAGTATGGAGAGACAGAGAATGTTTTCCATGTGTGGTAGAAATAATTCCAGTACATTTGACGTGGGTTATAGATGTCAGTCATTTCAGCAAGGTTATCAAAAATCATAAAGAAATTTGCATCACACATAACTGCTTGAATATCTGCGAGGTTCTGTAAAGCTACGGGGTCGTTAGACCAATTTACATAGTGTGGATCGTTTTCAAGTAATAAGTCGAGTCTATCGAAGTCAAGATTATCGAATGAGTCAAATTGTACTTGACGCCCCATCAAGGTTGCTTTATCGATGTTGAATGCAACTGCGAGGGAGTCTACATCAAGTGCAGTTTCTACAAATGCAGAGATTAATAAACGGATGTCTTCACGGTAACATACTGTCTTAACCCCACCCATTGTGTATTTGTCTGACATATATTGAAAGAGTTTTGCTTGTAGAACGTATTCTTTTGTGATTTTTCTAGCAGTCGGGACTGTATCGTCAGGCGCAGGCACTTCAATAACAACAGGAATTTGACCGTCTAAATATAGTTTAGCAATCATATATTTCATCATCAAGAATTCGTCATAGTTTGCAGATGTGTAAATTTGTTGAATTAAACCTGTAACAAGATTTGTCATACCACTAAAAGACAGGAACGCTTGTTTTAGTTGTTGTTCGTTAATTGTTGATGGGTATACTTGCATGTAATTGAGTGTGTGGAATGCCGTTTTAATATCGCCCTTGTGCATTTGGAAAGGGTTAGTGTCTACGTCGCCCGATTCGTAGTTAAAGGGTTTTACTAATTGAACAAAAATCTCTTCGATTGTTTCTCCATATTCAAGAATACCACGTTTGAATTGTGACCATGGGTTGGTGTACATCTTAGAAGTTAGGATAACAAATGCGATCCTATTTACAAGTTGTTCCATGAACATGTTCATATTTACTCTTGAACCTGTAATCATTTCTCCAATTGAACGTAGATTAGAAATTTGATTTGCAACTCTAAGGTCTGTTAGAGGTGACCCTGTAGCTTCTTCCCAACCGTTAAGTATAGCGTCAACCATATCTCCTCCGTGAGGAGTTGTGTTAGTTACGATTAATGGTGCAGATGGCATATGTTATTACCGTCCTTTCTCGGAATATAGTAGAGATGTGATAGTTATGTCTTCATCGCCACCGAATGTGTTTGCCCTGTCAGTGTACGAGACGTTTTCAGCAGATTTATCAATTTTTGTTTGATTCAAGAAGTTTTCTGCGTATTGGTTACGCAATAGTGCGTATTTTTGTTCTAATGTGGTATATTTTGTTTGTAGGTCTGTGTACATTTTTGATAGGCGTACTACAGAGTCTTCTGACGTGTTAGCATCTTGTTCCGTACCTGTGTTTATACCGAGGTCATCTGTTACAGTTATACCTGTAGCTTGAACGTCGCCGTTGTTCTCGATAATTTCTTCGGGTGTAGAACCTTTTGGTCTTTCTAGCATGTGTTACTCCTTTCCTATGTCTTGTTCTGTTTTTTTCTGAAGCCACTTTTCAAGAATATTTATAAATTTTGTAGTTTTCTTCATGTGCCATATAAAGAGTGCTATAAATAAAGTCTTGAACGTGATTTCTGTTAATGATACATCGTTGATTAAATTGGGGAATAGTTCCATGGTTTTTTGTCCCCTTTCTTATATATGCACACTACAACCGAGGTAGCAACGGGAGTGTGTCGAATACCCTTGTAGATTTAACGTTTACCAGCGAAGTAAAAACCTCGACCTTTAGCCCGAACTAACGGGTGCTACCTAAAGGGAGTCATTATTTCTGAACAAGGGTTGACACCTATATTGTATAGTTTTGTGTGCTAGCAGAACGCTACGCAGTAGTGCAAAACTAATTTTTAATATTATCTATTAATTCTATGATTGTTAGATAGGCGTTTTTTGTTTCTAGGTCTTTAAAATACACCATACCTCTAGCAAATAGAGAAACCATCCTCGCACGAGGCATAAATTCTGTTCTTGTGATTAACGTTGTACCCTCATGATGTTCACTAAGGTCGAACGCAAATACAGTGTCAATGTCTTTTGCTTTTGTAAAATAGAAAACATTTTCATATCTGCGTAATGAATAAAATGATCCGTTAAGTAAGAAGGTTGCTAATCTAAAGAACTGACCTTTTGGTTGGGAAATAAAAGCTTCGTTATTGAAGTACTTGTTCGTTGTTGCATACTCCATGTAGTTAGAACCTTTAAAAGCTTTACCAAGAGGAGAATCTATGATAGACTTTGATGCGTTTTCATTTAATGTGTGTTCAAATACCCAACCGTTACCACGAATAAATTTTGTGTCTTTTCTTAGACGCTTTGTTATGCCTAGTTGTAGGTAATAAGGGTTTATCATGTCAATTGAGTTCGAAGTCATGATACAACGAGTATAGCGATATTGTTTACCACCACCTCGTGAAACGGATATTAGAAACGATTGAAGTTTTTTCACTTCATCGGATAAATATTGGTTTGTTTCTGACATAAATTCGTCAAAGTAGATATTTGAAACTTTGTAGAATGTGTTAGAGTACCGTTTTAGTTTGTCACAGGTTGATAACGCTACTGCGTACCCACATGTTTGTCCAATCCATTGTTCCCTCACTATAGAACCTTTTTGAACTGCTATATATTCGCCGACTTCTATACGAACGAATAGTCCTTGAGAAACTTTAAATGCTTTCATCTGTAAGTCGGGGAAGAAAAGTTCTTTTATAGAAGTCATGAAATTAGTTTCTGAGTTGTGTAATTCATAAGCGTTTCTAAAAAGTAAAATAAATTCTGATCCGTCTTTATAATAATTGTTCATTAACATACGATTAAAAAATGTTGTCTTGCCTGCTGAACGGTTTCCGTCACATATGTAGAAAACAGGTTTTTCTCCGTCTATATCTGTAAGCGATAGTAATTTTGTTCCGTCGTAGTATATAGATTCCATATTTTTACCTTTCTAACGAGAAAAACCCCATAGCTTCCGATATGGTTGCAAAGGGGTTTTAGTGATGTGATTTTTTGTTAGTTTAAAAATGGGTTACGTTCTTCAACGATTTCTACGAATGTGTCATCTGTGAACTGTACTGCTTGCAGTCGGTAGAACGAGTTTCCGTTCTTTTCACCACAGATAATATTCATCTTGATGGGTGTGTCAATTTTGAAATTCGGAGATTCAATATCTACGGGTAGGGTGTTATCGTGTTTTTCTTCGTTAGGTAGATACACCTTTACAGTTTTTGAAGCTTTGACTACAAAGAACTTTGTTCCGTCGTCTGACTCGTATTGTTTCATACCGAATGTAGTTAGAAGCTGAGAGTTTTTATCGTCAGCTATAAAGTAAATTGTTTTTGTAGGGTGTTCACCCTTAAACTTTTCCGATTGTTTGTTCGATGTGCCTGTAACTGTTCCGTGAATAATTAAATTTTTCATGTGCTATACTCCTTATTCGTGATGGTTATTAGGTTCCATGTTATTTACAACTTCAATAAATTTGTTGATGTTAAGAGAAAGTTCCCTAGTGACGATTTCATGTTTAAAAAATTCGAACCCTCTTGCTTTTGATTCGTCTTTTAGTTGTTTAACAGATGCGCCATACCCCATGTCGATGACTGTTGATGTGTCGTCACCTGTGTTCATACCTCTCCCTATACGGTAGTCGATACCTACTACAACGTTGTTGTCTTGTATTTTTGCTCTCATGTTGTTGCCCTTTCTTTTTGTGTGTGTTTTATTAATATAATTATATCATCTAATCCTACGTTTCTGCAAGCTTTATGTTCCTACGTAATCTTATGTGTGGTTTCTACTAGGATCACACCACCCCTTACACGTTTAGGTAGGAGTTTTCCGTTCATTACTAACCCTCGTGAAAAGTCATCAATATCGTAGTGCTTTTTGAACTCTGTTTTGATTTTTTCATTCATGCCTGCACACGTGATTTTTAATTCGCGAGATCCGTCTTTATTTTGTACTTCATTTATGTATGTTTTTTGTTTCACGTACTTGCCCCTAGTAAAACGTTTATCGTGAGACCATTGAAGTAAATTCGTGGGGTGTGTTATAATGCCTTTGGGTGCATCAAAATTTTCTAGGTGTAGCGAGTCTGTATCTGCGTATATGAAACGGTCATAGTTTAGTTGTGCGTAGTGTATTGTGAATTCTCTTGCATATGCTGTTACATAGGATCCACTAGCTATATGTAGCGTTTTCTTGTTTAATTCTTCTTTTGTTTCAAACTGCACGATACCGTCTTCATCTAGGTAAGGTATACGGTGTGAAGAATCCTCGGACGATGCTAGTTTTCCGTATAGATTGTTTAAGAATAGTTTAGCTAGTTCTCTTTTTGCCCCTGTGCTATTCTGCTTCTCTTCAAAATGTTTGTCAATATAGTCGTCGAATATTCCTATAGTGGTTGAGAATACCGCAAAATCTAGGATAACAAGACTTGATGTGTCATAATGTTTTAAAAATCTCATGAAGTCGGGTTCTGTTAATGTTAGTTCGGGATAGGCGAATATTTTTTTGTCGTGGTTTTCACCTGTCATTAGGTATGGTACGTGATTGCCTGTGAATGCACAGTAAAAATCTGATGTTGTTAGGTGTTCTGTAGGTTTGTAATTTAAATCGTTTTTAATTTGTATGAATGGTAGGTAGCCGTTTTTTAGTTTGAATCGCGATTTAAATCTTACAACGAATGAAGAGTTTTTATCTTCGTATATTTGAGATAATTTGTCTAATAAGTTTGTTTCTATTTTTACATGTTTGTATTGTTTTGTGTCTACATCTCTGTTGGTGTAATATGTTGCTAGACCTATGGGGTATTTATTGTTGGATTGAGAATGCATTACCGATGGGTATAGGGAATTGACATCATATACGTCTCCTCCTTGAATAATTTTTTCTGCTTTTGATGGGTTTAAATAACACCAACCACCACGATAAGATTTTCTCACATAATGGTCTGTATTTTTAGATCCGAAGCATTCGGGTAGTTCTTGTTTTGTAAGGTCGGGGAAAAACGCTTTTTTATACTCCTTTTTATCTGTTTCTTGTAGATGGTTTTTTGGTGTTTTCCCACCTAGAAAATCTTCTAATGCACACGAACCGATTGTCATTTTGGTGTGACCCTTTGAAAAAAAGATTTCCATAGCTTCACGTAAAACGAGGATGTCATGCTTGAAATATGTTTCTTCTTCATCGGTTGGTATATAACCGATGGGTCGGTATATATTGTGGTCTATTTCTAGCTTTTGATGTTGGGTTTGAAAAGCTATCCCGATTCTTTTTAATGAGAATGGTAGGAGTTTGAACGAGTCTGCGAACCTTAAAATGTGTTTTCCGTCTGTTGTTTTCATGGATACCGAGTACCATTGACCCATATCGCTGATACAACAAGAGAATTCGTAATTTGTTAACTTACGTTCCTCGCAGTCAAAGTATGTAAACCCATTGTTTAATAACCATGACACAATAAACTGACCGTCAAATTTTAAATTGTGGAAAAAACAGATAATGTTTTCTCGTTTTCTTCGCAAGGTTATTATCATGTCACTAAGGTTCGTGAAAGTTTCTATTTCATCTTTAAATAGTTTTGAATACCCACATAACCATACGTCTGTCTGATTTTGATGTTTTGTGTTTTCTATGGTTGTAGTTTCTAAGTCTGCTACATAGTAATTAAAATGTCTCATTTGTTACTCCTTTTTAAGAGTGTAGATGTTTATTTGTCTGTTTTGTAGAATTGATATAATTCTGCCATGAGTCCAATATCTCCCTCATTTACCCACGTTTCATACATTCTTTTTATCACTGACCAATTTTTTTCTCTGAATATCTCGCCGATTGAATATGCTATACCTACTTGTTGATGTGTTTTTATTTCTGACCCATAAACAAGTGCCACACAATGATTATAAAACTGTTCTAACCCTTCATATTCTTCAAATTGTTCTGCCCACCTACGCATGTAATCGTCTGCTTCTTCGGATGTTTGTACTGTAGGATTGGAAAAAGAATCGGGTGAATCGGGGTCGTGGTAGCTACTTAGGAACGTGTTTTCAAGTGATTGTTCAAAGTCTGATGCGTCGAAGTCTGATACTTCATCACGTTTTATTATATCTTCGAACGCTTTTCTACCGTCTGCTACTCGGAAATTTTCATATTGTTGCCAATCTTCCTTTTGTCCAACAGGTGAGAATGGGTTTTTCTTAGGATCAACTATCGCCCAAGCTAAATCGTCATAGTCGATGGATAGCATTTTTGCAGCGTCTTGTAAAATCTGTTGTTCTATTTCCCATTTTCTTGCAAAACGTCTTTCCCTACGATTGTATCCTACAGTACCCTTTTTTGTTGGGTATAGGAGTATGTTTTTTCCGTCATCTCGTTCGCCACGTGTTTTAAATGCAAAGTTACTTAGTCCTTTTTTAATGGAGAGTTCTTGTTCTTCGTATAGGGACGCAGATACAATACCTGTTTTACCTTTTTTATTGAACGGTTTAAATTGGTAATAGTAGGTTTTTCCTGCTTTATTTATTCGAGGTTCTATAAATCGTTGAGGGTTTCCGTGTTTAATAAAACGATTATATGCCATATAGAACCCCCTTTCTTACCCCCTGTATCTTGTAAAAGTTTTTATTGCGTGGAATATATCTCCCACAGGTTTAGCTCCTTGTTGTTTTGTGATGTGTGGCGAGTGATTTAATATTTTCATTTTGTCTGTATTTCTTCGTTGTAGGTTTTCACCTATACTGTGACCCCTATCAACCATGTTTTTATTTCTGCGTTGTAATGCAGTTTCTCTCTTTGAATAATCGTCAAATTTTGTGTGGGAATGGTGACGATGTTTTGTTCTTGACGTGTGAGAGTATTTTTTCCTATGTTCACTCATTTTTTTCCTCCTTTCTATGTGGAATGACTGTTAGGAACCCATCCACAATAACTAATTCAACCTCATATGCGTCCAAGAGGTCAGCTTGTTCTACAAAATGTGCAGGTACAGAGAGTTGGAAATATGTGTTATATGTACCACATTTTTTCCGACAATCTCTTCGGAATTTTTGTACGTTTGATTTTGGTGTTTTTCTCATTATACGAGTATTTGACATTTTTTAATTCTCCTTGTGATGTTGTTTTTAAATTGTTACACGTATATTATATCACATTTCCAGAGGTTTGTCAAGTGTTTTTTCCCTGTATCATAATTTATTTTTTCTGTGTTTTTAGAGATCATCTTTTTTCTTTTTTTAGAGATCATCTTTTTTTCTGTTTTTAGAAGTCGAATTTTTTTTCTATGTTTATAGTCAAAGGTATTCACGTTATGCGTAAGCGTATTCACAGATTTGATTTTTTGTTCTCGTTTTTTGATTTTTAGAGATCATCTTTTTTTCTGTTTTTAGAAGTCGAATTTTTTTCATTCTGATGTAAGCGCTTACATAAAATTGGGGTATCCTCTTTTTTATTTTTGGGATCTGCGAGTAAATTAGTTCTC